AACCATTCTTTTGCCAGTTGAGGTGCATACTTACCACCGTCATAAGCAACACGGTTCAAGATACCCATTCTACCCAACCACTGACAAACAACACCAGCAGTCAGAGGACCAGAGAATGATGTTCCTTGCGTCAGTTGATAGTAACTGGCAGTAACTTGGTTGTAAGGAGTAGTGCTGTTCCAGTAGTATTGCGGAACATAAAGAGACTCGCCAGGAGCACTAATTGTGACGCCAGAACCGTAGTTAGAGAAAGCGGAGAATGTATTAATGTAGCTGGTAGCACCAACAGAAATCTTGTTACCAGATCCAATATCCATATTGTATCTGTAGTCCTGAGGACCAGCAGTACGAGGACCAGGATGGAACTTAGCTTGATAACCACCGTACTGAGTATTATAACCGAAACCGTTACCAGCAGAACGAACAAAAACAATACCAAGATTTACACAATAGTTCTCATAGTCGTCCATTGCTGTATCAGCTTCAAATGGACCACTATCAAATCCAGGTTCGTTTTGAGGAACGTAAGGATAAATTTCAGAAGGAATAGATGAAACGCCTAGAGAAGCATTAATAACTGCAGGACGATTGCTACCTTTCCAGGCAGGATGCGAAGGATCGTTGTGATTAACAATTGCTAGCAATGCAAACACATAGTTAGATAACGGACCAGAGTTGCTGCTACCAAAGACCTTCAACGCATAAACTCTAGTCTTATGTGCCAGACCGTGCTGAAGACCAGTCGCCATAATGGAACAAGTAGTTCCGTGACCGTTATCATCTTCGTTAGAGTTTGCTTCACCATTAACAGTATAACCAGAATTAAATCCAGGAACTTCGTAAACCCTATAAGCTTGCTGGTTTACTAAAGTGTTTAAATCATCCGCATAATCGGGGTGATACAGTTCAGGGTGAAGGTTAGCACCAGTAGTAGACTGAGGGCGTGATGCACCACGAACGCCAGTGTCAATAACATACAGGTCAACACCATCGCCATCTTCAGTGTACGAATATAGACCGTAGTCCAATCCATTTTGCTGCTGCGTCACACGCGACAGATACCACTTCGTGAACATTGTCGCTCTAAATGAGCGAGTCGAAGAGACAGCGTAATCACTCTGAATACCAACTTTAGAAGATTCAGCTGCATAAAGATAAAGTTCTTTAGGAGTGGTCTGAGTAAATGTTAATGAAACAGTTGCGCCAGTGGTACCAGGCGTGCCTGTACGTATAAGACCAGTGGTATATTCAGATCCACCTTGATGAGTACCATCAGGTGTCTCAGAGAAGGAAAGAGTGTAACCAAAGTTGGCAGTATTGGAGATATCAAATATCAAAGTTGTGTTCGGAAACACATATCCAATCTGGGGATTTTGAAAATTAGTAGCTACGTAAAACTTAGGACCAGCGGTAGTAGATGTAACAGTGAGAGGATATGTAAGAGTAGTACCGACACCAACCTGATAAGGGATGACCTGACCATATTCATTCGGTTTGACTTGCAGTGCCAGAACTTCAGGACTATCATCCTCTGTAGCTGCAGCTTTAGCAAAATCGAGTCTAGTGGTGCTCAGCAATTCATATGCGAGACCTTCTTCATCACCACCAACAACAGTATTTTCTAAACCAGAAGGATCTCCGCTAATATCACGGTCCCAGATAGCGCCAATAACTTCAGGAAATTCTTCTCCCTTTAAAATATTGATGAAATTGTTATCTTTACCATCAAAGTCCAGCATCACGGTTTTTAATCGTGAGCAGTCGTGGACTTTCTGTAATGACGTAAAACGCTGTTTTGCTCTTTCGATTACAGCGCTGGCTTGATTTTCCTTAGAAATTCTCGCAATAATTCTATTGCTCATTGCACGAATTGAATACAGTACTTTCCCTGAAAGTTATTTATGATCGAACATCCCCTTTAGATCTAAGTAAATGCATTTTCGCGATGTCAAGAGCACATTGCATTTCCCAAGCAGGATGATCTGCAGTGCGAATGTCATATTTTAATGTTGTTTCAATCATATTTGCATACGCCATACGATCCATAGGTTCTTTGAATCGTGACTGACCCCAAAGTACTGCTACTCTCCTTTCTCCACTGGTGACACGTGTAACTCTATGTTTCGTCCCAGTAGGATAACTAAATGCCCACCCAGCAGGTAACTTAATTTCTAAAGTTTCGGTGCCAATTAAAAGCTCCAAAACTCCACCTTCGTATTCTTCAGGATCATTAAGAAATACTGTCGTACTAATATCGGATCGCATACTGTTGCCAGCAGAAGATCCCATATATGCGTGGTCATAGTGCCAACCATAATGACACCCAGGACCATACTTAGAAAATGTGGGTATTGTATATGTACAAGTAACTAAAGATCCAGTGACTACTGGATGATCAATATAATCCTTTTCAAATAGATTCCAGCACGCCAGAGAATTTTCTGGATCCAGCTGGAGATTATTCTTGATCTTTTTATCACTACTACCAGTTACAGAACCATCTTCCCAAGTTCCAATATCGAACAGATTTCGTATATGACTTATCTTAATACTGTTCAGGACTTCATAACGATAAAACATAAATTAATTACGGTTTAGATGGCCAACCAGTGAAGTTATCGGGATTATATGGGTCTGCTTGCTGCCCAGGCAGGTCTCTCATTGCCTGACGATAATTTGCCCACTCTGTTTTTTTATCATCGCTCAGAGGGGAATCTGGAATCTGTGTCCAATCGCTCAGCAGCAAAGCATCGTTTCGATAAGCTTTCAACGTTTGAATATTAGCAGGTGCTGTCTCACCAGCAACCCACTGATTAGCTAAACGTTGCGCCTCTACTGCTGCTTGTTCAGCGGCAACATACTTATCCATCTCCTCTTTGAGCTTATTACGAAGAGCATTGTAAACCTTGTCTCCTTCAGCTCTTTCAGGACCACCGTTTGTAGGTGTTTTATTATAGTTCCTAGGAATCTCATCAGAGAGTTCTGTATTCTCAGTGATATAGAAAGATGGTTCAATCAAACCATCACCATCATCTGTAGATGTCCAGTAGTAGAACATCTCTAATTGGTCAACACCATCAACGTGCCACACACCAGTCAACAGAGGTGTCACCAGAGTGTCAAACTCATCTCCAATATCGAAGAACAATGTAGTGGCAAAGGGGGCGTGATATGTACCGATCACCCTTTGCACGTTATTAATCACTACATCAGCTTTTGCAAAATCTCGTGCCATTTTATGCGTTTAGATAGTACCAACCAGTCAAAATATATTTATCGCCTTTCAATACCGTGTTCCCTTTGTGTACGTGAGTAAATCCTGCAGGCCAAATTACTACAGTACCAGCTGGTACTTTAAGACGACGCCGTTGATCCAGGAACTCAGTCTCACCACCTTCAAAATCATCATTCAGATAGATCGCCCACACTAACTTACGAGGTGAATGAGAAAGACCCATACCCTCATAATGCCAGACGTGATAACCACCACCCTCCATTGTTTTCTGCAACTTAATACAGCTGCTAATCAGAGATTGACCAGCAAGTTGTGGAAATTCAGTAATATAGTGGTCAGCTGCCGACAACAAATATTGATTACAACATTGTTGCAATTCTACATTTTGATGATCGATCAGAGTTTGTTTATCGTATCTACCCAACTTTCCTTGGGCAAATTGAAACCTGCCGTCACCAACTTTATTTGGTTCTAGCTCTGGAGATATCACAGCACAGTGTTTCTCCAGATTATCCATCCAATCGATATACTTTTGGCATTCTACTTTGGGCATAAACCCTTCCCAAACACCAATAAAGTCTTCAAAGTGTGATTTAGTCAAATTCTCATCGAGCATCAGCTCTAGAGGACGAATAGGTGTAATGTCCATTAATTAAACGATCTTAAGTCCGCATTCTGTGTAGTTGCCTTCAAGACCACCATAAGGTGCTCTCAATCCAAGTTCATTGCTGGTACCAACTCCAATACCATTAGCATCATTATAGATCGCAGTGTTCAGATCTGTCAAGTTACTATATGTGGTACCGAAGTTATTGATGAAATCGTTCATCCAACCATCAAAGGCAGTAGTATCGGGTCTTCTATCAAGAATAACCTGATAACTACCGATAATTTGTGTGCCAATCTGACCATATGTAAATGTACCAACAGCTGTGACATTTGCGTACGAAGAGTTAGTACTCTGAACAAAATATCCATTATTTCCATTACTAAGAGCATTCTTAGTTCCGTCATTATACAACAGATAACCGAAGAATGTGTCGCCATAACCTGCAGCAGTTGTACCCGTACCAGTAGTGCAATTCACGGTCACTGTTACTTCAGCATCAGCAACTCCTGCAGGACCAGACACATCAATGTCATAGACTGTAGTCTCTGTTGGAGAAACAGTAGTGGTACCACTAACAGTAGCTGCACCGAAACTAGAACTTACAACAGTAGTAGCATCTGTAGATGTCCAAGTCAGAGTAGAACTGGAAACAGGATTTGTTGCACCAGTACCGATCTCAAGGACAGCTGGTACAGCAGATAGGACAACTGTAGGTAGTTGAGTCACACTAATAGTCTGGGATACAGTAGTAGTACCCGAAGCATTTGTAGCTGCAACTGTGTATGTTGTAGTTTGAAGTGGGAACAAGAAGGTATCAAGACCCAGCAAACCTGTTCCGCTATTAATAGTAGCATCCCAGTTGGAATCTGGAGGAGTACTACTTCTAACAACACTATCCGCACCAGTAATTCTAACTTCTGCATCAGGTCCGACAGTATCAGCAGCAGTTGTACTATTCTTGTCAACTGTAAATGTAACTGTCGGAGCTGGCAGAGGATTAACTGTAAGAGTTACATTCGCTGTAGTCTGACCACCTGAATTGGCCAGGGTGACATAGAAGGATGTGGTTTGTGTAAATGTAGCGTCGTAAATACCCTCAAGGATATCATATGATCCAACACCAGGAATGTCAGAAGCAATAAACGATGTAGCGTCTGGCGAAACATATTGAATACGTGCCGATCCACCGTATTCAACTGTCGAAGGTACAGCAGTCAGCGCAACGGTCGGAGCTGTACCAGTGTTAATTGTGACTGTAACAGTTCCTGTAGTTGAACCATATGCATTAGAGACAGTAACCGAATATGTCGTGTCGGCACTTGGCAACACACTAATAGTTTCGCCTGTTGCAGTACTAGCGCCAAAGTTAGAGCTGACAAGAGTTGTCGCACCAGGAGCACTGAAAGTAATATCAGTGGCGTTGCCAGGTTCAACAATACTGGGGAATGCACTAATGGTAACCTCTGGGGCAACTGCATATGCTACGTTAGCAATTCCAGTCTGAACTAAGTCAGTACCTGAATAAATTTTGATGGTGTAATTAGCAGTCAATCCTGCTCCTGTAGGAGCTTCCAGAAGCATAGACACTGTATCTCCCACTACATATCCACTATTACTAGCAGTACCTGTACCCTGCACATTAATTGGTGTGGCACCAACATCAGATCCACCAGTCTTCTCGACAAGAACAGTGAAACTATACACACCATCACAGTTCAGAAGATCAAACGTTGCTGTTACATCTCCACCAGCAGTAGTTGTTGTAAGATTTAGAGGTCCAAATGGATCAGGTACGTTATCGCCAGTATCAGTAGGAGTAGCTGGTGCAGTATATGCATCAGCACTTACACCTAAGAAAATCATATATTGGGTTACCTGATAACTAGGTCTGATATCAGGATCAGTCCCCAAACCAATCGTAATACCAAGAGTAAAGTTAACGTTATCCGCATTTGCGGTCATCTGACCTGTATTCAGTCCAGGACTCAGAACACCTGCTTTTTGTCGTATGATGCAATTGCCATTTGCCTCATTACATCTACCAAAATTATAGAGGTCTCCATTGAGAAATTTAGCTCTCCATTCGGAAACACCACCACGTGACCAAACCGTCCCTAAGTGAGCATTGCCGTGGACAGGTCCAATACAATCACCAAAAGATCTATGGTATGAAGTAGTTGCCCAAATACTACCACTCCACGCTACGAAGTGCGAGTGAGGTTGCCTCGTGAATGATCTATGCCCAGCAGTGACATCTGCCAGATCCAGGAAGATTGAGTGTACGGGAGTTGGGTTAACATTAACACCAGTTTCACCACCACCAGGGTTTATATCAAGAGTAGTTGCACCTCCGATAGCAGATGTATGCGCAGCTTCGTTATGAATGTGACCAGGATAATTTTGTGCCGTGTAACTAGACACTACACCAGTATCCATCTCAATGTAACTATCCGATACTAGAGTAGTCGGGACAGATGGTTGAGTCTTATTTAAAGTAATACTGGGGTTGCCAACTGTTTGTACTCTAGAAGCAACATCAGAGATACGCATAACGTTTTTACCGCCATACGTTCCACATACATTCGTACCATAACCACTCGGACCACCTAAGTGACCTTCCAATTGTGGTGATGAAGCATCTTCTGGTCTGAGTCTACCTGTACCAATTGGTTTTTTATCTCTTATATCAGGTACATTAAATGTTCCAGTTAACTGACCATAGGTACTGCCAGCTGCATCGCCGCCATACGTGGTGCCAATAATTTCATATAACGCATAAAAATCATTAGGATTCAAAGATCTACCATTACATTCCTGCCATCCTGCAGGAGCATAATAGTCTCCATTACTATCTTTCGACATCATACAAATGGTGCCTACTTGAACTCCAGTCCAAGATGCTTGTGTTTGAGAGTAATACTTTGACATCAGATTTTAATGATATACTCTAAAATTAAGTATGGTGTTGTTAAATGATCTAAAGATTTTCTAGCGTCTGCGCTGATATTTGCAGTAGCACTAGAACCAGCGTAGTTGATTACTGCTTCAGATCTTTCGTACTCTAAACTACTAGTAACGCCACCACCACTTATTGTATGGTTGTGGGTGATGTTCGCTCCAGTGTGAGTGATAGCAACTGCAGTTTTCGTACAGTCATTAATAGCGATTGAACTATCATCCACATCACCGTCAAATGAACTAGATCTGATATCTGATTGTTTCCAAGCATCAGAGTGAGTATGACCAGCAGTATCTTCAATATCAATTGTATTTGTTGTCGATGTCCCGTTATTTTCAACATTAAAAGATGGAGATCCAGAAACATTATCTGTTTTGCTGGCTCCAGTAATAGTTCCCGAAATTGTTGTATTAACAGCTGATGCTATAGTAGCAACATATCCTATACCAGCTCTTTCATAAACGCCACCAGATTGATTGTTGCCCATAAATTCTTGCCCAGATGCGCTAGCAGGAATTAAAACTTTAGCTCCTAAATTAGGAACTGCAAAAGTACCTGCTGTAAAATTACCATCTGCATCAAATGTAGGATTAACCAAATTCTGATTGTTTTGCCCAGGACTAAAAGCGCAAGCAGGAACGCCACTTCCTCCAGAGGGACCGACGCCAATAATTTTAGCTAATGCAGGATAACTAGTTGCCGCATATACTTTACCATCGCAACGTAAGTATCCACCAGGGACACGTTCCAATAAGTTTGCATCAGATTGACATTCCTTTGAAAAAGGAACAATCACTCCAGGTGCAACACCTTGAGCTCCTCTAATACTAGCATATACTTTCGCCATTGATTGTGATGCCCTAAGATATTTAGTAAGCTTTAATCATATAAACCGCAGTCTGGTACGGTTGGGTAAAATCCAATGATGCATTGCCAACGCCAGGATAATTAGTTACCGACATATTGTCAGAATTGTAATTATCATTGTAACCATTAATAGCGAGACTTCCTGGTTGGATATGGACATCCATAGATTCGTGACCGTGAGCTTGTGGCGGTTTAACCATTCTATTATTTTCGGAATCGTTAGGACCACCGACTTTACTTAGACCAGTTTTATTAATAATAGCTCTAGCATTGCCCATATTCACGGTGGTTGGGTTTTCTTCACCAACTGCTTCTGCAGATGGGTTACCCGTGTGCTGACTATTAAGAGCAACGATTCCAGGGTCGTGTCCGTGACCAGGAAGGTTTTCAAGACTCATCATTCTACTCTGGAAATGATACTTCTTGAAGTGGAAATGAGTTCCACTTTTAGGTGCGATTGGAGCATTAGAGTATTGAATAACCTTATTAGGCTTACCATTAATCGCCCAGTCTGCATTCAAAGCAACACTACCAGTATTGTTATTTGATTGACTGGAATAAGTAGATCCTTCTCCGAAAGGCACCTTACCAGTATTCAAGTTAGGAACTTGAAACGTTGCTGAAGCGTCAGATCCACCATAAGTGTATCCAATAATTTCTTGCAATAAAGGATAATCAGTGTTATTGACAGCAGCGCCATCGCACGCCAACCATCCCGTGGGGAGCTCACTAGATCCACCACTCCACGCCATAATTGTTCCAATCGCGGCATTTTTAAAGCCGCGAATTTCTTCTAGATTCTTTGCCATTAGAGTTCGATTAAACGCCAGCCGAGAACAGAGTTGATATAAAGCAGACCGAGACCTGCGCCAGGTGTTTGAATAATCAACTCACCAGTAGCATCACCCTGAATAGGTGCACCACCAGATCCAGATATAACTTTGATTTGCTTATTATAAGTCAAAGCGTCAGTGACATCCAAGATACGAATCTGATCACCTTTTTGAGGTGATGCAGGAAGTGTAATTTCACATTCAGTTCCAGAGAATGTGTTGACATAGTAGTTGACGTTACTAGCAACAGTAACATCACCCGTCACCTCTACCCACTTACGACCAGCTGTTGCCGTGAAGTAACCAGTAACTTGATTTAGGTCAACACTACCATCAGTATTAACTTTAAAGTTATTAGTGCCACCAGAATTAACATCTAAACCGCCACCTTCGATCTCAACGTTGCCAGTAATTACACTGTTACCACCAACATTTAGATCCTTAAAGATACCAACACCACCGTCAACAATCAGAGCTCCAGATTCGTAATCAGTAGACTGCGCATCACTGTGAACCCGCAGAGTACCCGTGTTATCAGTGTCGTTACCAACGATAGTATTACCAGTTGCAGAATCAATATTGAATGTGGTATCAGCATTGATATCAGTCTTCTTAACAGTGAAGTCATCACCCAATGTCAGTGCACCAGTAGAGTGCAGTCTGGAGTTAGGATCGCTAGCAGTGCCATCACCAACAAAGTCAATCTGACCATTTGGTGTCATCTTAAGACGCAGATCAGTATCATCGAAGACTGTAATAGCTTCGGTAGCACTGATCTCAATCTTGGTAGAACCATTAACCCACAGTTTTTCTGTAGCGCTAGGAGTTGCCTCACCGATAGACACATTGCTGTTAGCATCCATCTGGATACCACCGCTAGCGTTACCGATTCGAGCGGAACCATCTGCCTTGACAACCAGTTTTGCAGTAGAAGCATCGTCAAAGTGATCGTTGCCCCAAACTGCATCACCAACCACAAGGTTCTGACCAGCATAGGTCACATAGTTCAGAGCATCATTAGATTGTCTCTGATCAATATCACTCTTCAGAGTAGCACCAGAGTCGATCTGATACATCTTGTTCAGACCACCTCTCACATAGAGTGCCTTAGTGACTGTCAGATCACCAACCAACTCGTGCTGACCATTACCCAGAGCAGTCAGAGTGCCGTCGATTGTCAGGTTACCATTAGATTGACCACCGCCAATAGATTCGACAGGCAGAGTGCCAGCAGTGCCGCCACGGACGACGATATCACCGCCGACCCAGAGACCCACAGCTGAAGTTACTTCTGCTGTATCACCAGTGTTGATCGAGACACGACCCACGCCGTTGCCATCATCATCGAAAGCACGGAAGGTGTGGATACCAGTGGGGTTCAAGTTGTCGCCACCAACCCACAGGGAGTTGTGGAAGATACCAGAACCCTCAACGTCCAGAGTCTGCTGAGGAATCACGCTACCGTTGGTAACGCGAGTGTTCTTAAGGTTGATACCCAGACGCATATCATCGCCTGTAGCAATCGAAGTAGAACCAGTGCCAGTGGTGTAGGTGGTCAGTGCATCAGCACCGATAACACCCCACTCTCTCCATCCATAGGAGGGAGTCTCACCTTGCTGGAATCCGTCAGTCTGACACCAGATCCAACCCACCGTGGTGTTGTAGTTGACATTAGCAATTCTATGTGCTT